ACCGGTTCGCGCAGGCCCGCACCGAGGATGAGCGCCGCGCTGCCCTCAAGAGGTTCTGGGACCGGAAGAACTGGCTCCCCGTCTGCCAATCCTGCCATGACGGACCCATTCAACGACAGGAGAGAAACAATGGCGAGGCGTAAGAACTATAACCCGAAGCTCATCACGCACGATGGTCTCACGATGACGGCACTCGAATGGGCCGAACACATCGGGATCAGCCGTTCCCGTCTCTACAATCGGCTGAAGGCATGGCCGATTGCCGATGCCCTGTCGCGTGACAAGCAGACGGGCCGCAACAAGTTGGAAGGCCCGCGCATTCCCGTGTCCGCTCACTAGGGGCGGGGCAGGTCGAATACTTTACAAAAACGCAGAATACCGGACCTGCTTCCTCCCGCCCGAACAAACCGAAATTGGAAACTTTTTCCAGATCGCAGATCGAAACGAAGATGACGACGCTCGAAGCCTTCAAGATTCACATGAACATCACCGACGACGCGGACGACGCGATCCTCGCGCAGAAGCTCGACGTGGCGAGCGCCTGGGTCGGGCGCATCGTCGGCGGCCCGATCACCGCGAACGATCCGGCTCCGATCCACGAGGCGGCGCGGATGCTCGCCGCGCATCTCTATGAGAGCCGCGAGGCTACGCTTGTCGGCATCACCGCGCAGGAGCTTCCGTTCGGCGTGATGGACATGCTCGGCCCCTACCGGGCGTGGTAGCGATGTCGCCCTCGTTCGCCCTTCAGGTTCTCATCCACGAGCGTCTGTCCACCGCCCCGGCCGTGACCGCGCTCGTGCCCGCTCGCGACATCACCGACCGTCACGGGCGCCCGGCCCGCTTCCCGTCGATCACCTTCGGCGAGGGCCGGGAGTATCCCCTGGGCGGCGTGAAGCGCGACAGCGCGCGCGTGTCGTTCGATCTCCATGTCTGGACCGATACGCCCGGCACCCGCGACGCGAAGCTCATCGTGGACGCCGCACGCCGCGCGCTCCGTGACGCCCCGTGGGAGGCGGGCGGTCATGCCGTGCTGGATCTCCGGTTCGAGGGCACCCGCTACCTGCCCGATCCTGGCGCGACCGACATCACGCATGGCGTGCTGACGCTCGATGCCTTCATGATCGAGCTGGAGGACGCCTGATGCGCGCCGGCCGCCTGAAGCACGTCATCGACATCACGCGCCGCGTCGAGTCCATCGGCGAGGGCGGCATCGCATCGGACACCTTCACGCCGATTGCGCGCCTCCGCGCCGAGATCATCAGTCGCGACGCCCGCGCCTTCATCGCCGAAGCCGGAGAGCAGACCGAGGCCGCCGTCGTCTTCCGCGTGCGCTACCGGCCTGGGATCGAGCCGGGCGACTTCGTGACCCTGGGCGAGCGCGAGTTCACCATCTCCGAGCTGAAGGAGATCGTCGCCCGGCGCGTGCTGGAGCTTCGTTGCACGGGGGATCGAGCATGAAGGGTCGCAAGCCCGGCACGATCATGACCGGCGCCGACGCGCTTCAGCGCGTGCCGTCGCCACCGTCGAGCCTCACCGGCACGGCCCGCAATGAGTGGAAGCGCGTCGCCCGCATCCTCGTGGCGCGTCGGCACCTGACCGCCGCCGATCTCGGCGCGCTGGAGAGCTATTGCGTGGCTATCGGAATGCGCGACGACGCCCGGCAGACGCTCACCGCCTTCGGCGGCACGACCTACACGGCCGGCGCCCTCATCAAGCAGCATCCCGCAGTCGGTATCCTGAAGAGCGCGCTCGATGCCTGCGCCCGCTTCGGTGCCGAACTTGGCCTGTCCCCTGTTTCCCGCTCCCGCGTGACCACCCTGGATTCCGATGCCGACGACCTTTCCCACCTGGATTGATGACGGCTCGCCGATCCCCGATCCGCTCGGCTACGGCGCACGCAACATCAATTTCCTGCGCAAGCTGAAGCACCCGAAGTCCGACAATCCCGGCCGCGCCTTCCAGCTCGACCCGTGGATGGAGCGCATCATCATGCGCATCTATGGTCCCCGGCACCTGACCGACGATCCCGCGAACCAGATTCGGCGCGGCGACCGCATCGTCACCAATGCCTTCATCATGATCCCGCGCGGGAATCGGAAGACCTCGCTCGGCGCCGCGCTCACGCTCTTGCATTCCATCGGCCCGGAGCGCCGGCCGCACGGGCAGGTCATCTGCGCGGCAGCGGACCAGAAACAGGCCCGCATCGCCCTGGACGAAGCGGCCAACATCCTGCGCGCCGACTGGCCGCTGGAGCGCACGGTGAAGATCGAGCCGCACAAGAACCGCATCACGAACGTCCGGCGCGACGGGCGCGGCGGAACGTGGATCGAGGCCATCAGCGCGGACGGTGCCACGCAGCACGGGCGCACGCCCGACTTCGTGCTGATGGACGAGCTTCACGCCTGGAAGGGGCGTTCGCTTTGGGAAGCCATGGTCACGGGCCTCGCGAAGGTGCCGGCTTCCCTCCGCATCATCATCACCACGGCCGGACGCGGCACGGACGGCATCGCGGCCGAGCAGTATGACTATGCTCGCAGCGTGGCGCTCGGCGAGAAGGATGACCCGGCCTGCCTCCCCGTGCTGTTCGAGACGGAGAAGACCGTCGATTGGCGCGATGAGGCCGCATGGCGCCGCGTGAACCCCGGCCTCATCTACGGCTATCCGGCGCTGGGCGGCCTGCGCCAGCTCGCCCGCGAGGCCGAGACCCGGCCGGCGGATCGGACCTCGTTCAAGCAGCTCCACCTGAACATCTGGACCGAGGGCGCCGCCGATCCCTTCGTGGACCTCGAAGTCTACGATGAGGGGAGGGCGCCGCTCGACCTCGAAGCGCTGAAGCGCGAGCCGTGTTGGCTCGCGGTGGACCTGTCATCGAACTTCGACCTGACCGTTATCGTGGCGTGCTGGCGCATCGGTGAAGGCTACATCGTCCACCCGTGGTTCTTCTGCCCGGAGGAGAACCTGGGCGAGCGGCAGAACCGAACAGGCCAGCCCTACGTCGCCTGGAAGGATGCCGGCCTCATCACAGCTACGCCCGGCAATGTCGTGGATTTCCGGGAGGTGGAGCAAAAAATCCGCGAGCTGTGCGCCGAGTTCGACGTTCAGCAGATCGCGTTCGACCCCTTCCTCGCCCGGAGCAGCCTGAACACGCTGGGTGATGAGGGCCTGCCCGTGACCGAGTTCCGCCAGATCATGTCGAACATGATGCCGGCGCTCCGCGAGCTTGAGCGCTCCATCACCGGCCGCCGCTTCCAGCACGGGGCGTACCCGATCCTGCGCATGTGTTTCGAGCACGCCGAAGTGGAAACGAACAGCCACGGTCACAGCGTTCGGCTGAAGAAGGGCAAGCGCAAGCTCTCCATCTATGGCGCCGTTGCGGCAGCGATGGCCGTTGCCTGCGCCCACACGGGCGAGAGCGGCCGGTCCATCTACAGCGATCCGAACTTCGACCCTGCCAGCTTCCACTTGGGGATTGCCGCATGATCTCGGTGAAGTTCACCGGCCTCGACGTGTTCGCCGCGCTGTCCCGCCCCGAACGCCTGAAGGCGGCGGCTCATCACGCCGTCGCAGAGCAGGCCGAACAGCTCGCCGACGCGATCCGCGAGGCGGCCCCGTCCGACAAGGGCGACTTGAAGGAGTCCGTGCGCGTCGAGCCGACCGACGACCCGCTTCGCGTCATCGTGACGGCCGGCGGCACGCCCGGAACCATCGAGACGAATGCGGCCGGCGTGCAGTTCGATGAAGCATTGATGAGCGAATATGGCACGTCTCGCAGCGCGGCCCAGCCGTTCTTCTGGCTCACAGTCGAGAAGATGCGTGATACAATCAAAGCGAACATTGATGGCGCCATGGAAGGCGCACTGGAGGAATAGTTGTGGCCGGTCCCCTTGCTGTAAGCGTTGGCGCTGACATCACCGCCTATGAGAAGGCGATGTCACGCGCGGGCGAGATCGCCGCGCGGCAGGCGATGGATATCTCGAAGAACTTCGTCAACGCGGCGGCCAACATCAACACCGCCTTCACCGGCGCGCGCGGGCTAGCCAATCTGCCGGGTCAGTTCAGTGCGGCACGCTCGGCTGCGCTCGGCTTGGCGGCAACCGGCGCCGGCATCGTCGCGGCATTCGCCCTGGTGTCTGGGTCGATCAAGCAGGCGAACGAGCAGATCGACCGCTTCGTGAAGCTCGGCGAGAACGCCGAGCGGGCGGGTGTTGGCGTCGGCTTCTTCCAGCGCTTCTCCGAGGCGGCGAAGGAAGCCAAGATCGAAGTCGCCGGGATCGAGGCCGCCTTGAGGAAGGCGGGCGATGCAGTCACGCCGAAGTTCGAACAGGTAGACGGCATCCGCGAGCGTATGCGCGACCTGTTCGAGAGCGGCTATCTCGGAAACTACCAGTCGCAGGCGATGGCGAGCTACCGCGCCGCCGGCAACAACGAGGACCGCATCCGCGCCGCCGTTCAGGCCATGCGCGAGCTGCGCAACCTCGGTGAAGGCTTGGCCGCCATCGATCTCGCCGAGCGGGTGTTCGGCGCGGATGTCGCCGAGCGCATCCGTTCCGGGCGGCTTGAGATCGAGTCCATCATCGACAGCTTGAACCGGCAGCGCGACGACCTCGTGAAGCAGGAAGAGGTTGATCGGGCCGCCGAGTTCAAGGAACGCCTCGCGGAGGCGTATGCGACGATTGACGAGGCGTTGCACGTCTCTCTCGCCCTGGCTGAAGCCGGCCGAGCCATCAACGACATCTGGCTCAGCATCGCGGAGGCCACGGCGAAGGCATCGACGGTTGCCGGCAGCTACCTCGACAAGATGCTCGCGGCGGCGAAGGCCGCGCGCGACGCCCAGCCGCCGTCCGCGCTACAGTCGCCGCTGGCGAACAAGGTGCCGAGCGAGGGGCGCGGCAACATCGCGGCCGATCTCGGCGCGGATGCGGGGCGGAGCGCACGGGGCCGGACGATCTATGACAGCCCGGCCGGGCCGGCGCCCGCGAAGGGCTTCATCGAGAACGTGCCGTTGCCGCC